GGTGCTTTTTCATCCAACCGAGGGATGGATTTTCAAGCCGTGCTCGAAGAAATCGGAGAAAGTGAAATTCCAATGCCTCAAGGTAATCAATGGGCTCCCGCTGGATTGGTGCAATTCCCCGGAGTTGAAATCGCATGGCGGGTATTGGACGCACAATATTGGGGAGTGCCCCAACGCCGTCGCAGAATCTTCCTTGTCGCGGATTTTGCAGCCGACGGAAGATGTGCCGGAGAAATACTATTTGAGCCCACGAGCGTGTGCGGGGATCCTGAGACGGGCGAAGGAGCGGGGAAAGAAGTTGCCCGAGGGGCTGAGGATGGCACTCGAATTGCAATCTACGACATGACGCACGCGGATGAAGTCATGCGTCCCGTCAAAGATGGCATCGTCCCGACGCTCAACGCGCGCATGGGAACGGGCGGGAATCAAGTCCCCGTCGTGCATGCCCATTCCATCGTACGCCGTCTCACACCGACGGAATGTGAACGCTTGCAGGGGCTAGAGGACGGATACACCGAGGGCGGGAGCGACACGGCGCGTTATAAGGCACTCGGAAACGGCATGGCGCAGCCCTGCGCGGACTATGTGATTCGGAGGATTGTGGCGTGTGCAAAGGAGGTGCGGTGATGACGTACAAGGTGGAGCGGAATGAGTACCGCTATATTGATTCGTGGTGGCTCGATCAGGTCGCTACGGGGCTGACAGCAGGGGCAAAAAAGCATCCGGGCGAGACGTGGAGAGATATCCCTGCTGATGAGCACGCGGCGCGTGCTATGCGTCATTTGTCGCTCTATCGGCTCGGTGATCGGAGCGAGAATCACCTTGTCAATGCGTCAATGCGATGTATGATGGCGTGTGTGGTGGATGCAGAATAACAACTACAAGCGCAAAAATGCGGTTGAAAGTATCGAATATCGTCCAAAAAGCGGGAAATATGACACTTATCTACGCGGAAAACGAGATGAAGGAGTGGAGATTGTGAGTAAGAAATACGCCTACATCTATCACCTTGATGACGAGGGATATTGGACGGGCCTTGAGAGTGTTGAGGCGGCGCCTCCGGGGGGGGCGGGGGGGGGGGGCGGCTGGCGCGCGGGGGGTGTTTTTGACCGGCGCGCGAACCTGATGCTCACTTGGTGTTTATCACCGAGACAGAGGAGTATGTGCCGCGTGTCTGGTATGATCGGGTGATCGACGGCTTGCAAGAGGCGTGTGATGATGAATGCGCAGGATGCTATGAGGGGTATCTTGATGATGCGTCCGAAAGAGACAAAGAGGCACTGGGCGATATGCTCACGGCTACATTCGTACAGTGGGCGAAGGAACGCGGTATCAAGTATTGGGTAGATATTCCTGTCGCGAAAAAAGATGTCCTGTATGATCTGAAAACAGGAAAGCCCGTAGAGGAGGGATCCAAATGAACACATGGGTAGGAATCGGACGCTTGACACGCGATCCAGAGGTAAGATACACGCAGAGCGGAAAGGCGTGTGCGAAATTCACGCTTGCGATTGACAGGCGTAAGAGCGCGGACGGGAATCAGCAGGCGGACTTCATCTCCTGCGTAGCGTGGGAGAAGACGGCTGAGGTAATCAGTCAGTACACGGGGAAGGGACGTAAGATTGCCGTCGAGGGACGCATCCAGACACGCAGCTACGAGAAGGACGGGAGAAAGACCTATGTGACGGAGGTCGTCGTCAACGGCATGGAGTTCTGTGACAGCAAAAGGGACGCGGCGGTCGGTAGTACAGGGCGTGTGGATGAGTACCCAGGGGCGGTTGTGCCGGACGAGGATATTCCGTTTTGAGGAGGGGTATTGTGTTACTGAAAATCATATGGTGTGTAGATAGGAGGCAACAGAGTGAGAGAGTACGGCGACTATATCAGGGAGACAAAGCGGCTCTTGCAGAACTATGCAAAGATGAAGGTCGCCGTCACGAATCTCACAGAGGAGATTGAGGCGCAGGAGATGATCTTGCGTGACGAATCCATATCCTCTATCCAGTATGGGGATGATCGCATCAGTGGAGGCACAAGAGAGCTGACGAGTACGGAGGCGGCAGCAGCACGGCGTATCAAACTAGAGGGGCATATTGCTGATATGAGAATCCGCAGAGATGATATGGAGCGGACGATACGGGCAATTGACAGGGCATTTGAATCGCTGGATGATGCGGATGTGGAGCTATTACGGGAGCGGTATATGCGCGGGCTGTCATGGGCGGAGCTCGCCGAAGATCTGAACTATACGGAGAAGTGGGCGAAGGAGAAGGGCGGGAAGGTGCTGCGGGATGTTGCGCTGATGTTATTTGGGGGTGAGTACGAGACCGGCGCAGTTGAAGCTTGTATATACATCAGACCATTGACAATTTACTAAAAAGATGATACAATCAACAAAGAAGTTGATTAGGAGAGTAGAATAGGAAAGAGAGTGCAACAATGACTACACCGTTGGGAAAGTTATTGCGGAAACTCCGCATAGAAAAAGATGAATATCTAAGGGATATGGCTGGGCGATTGAATATAACGTCTTCATATCTTTCTGCAATCGAGAACGGCAAACGTAGAATGCCCATGGATTATATTGAAAAGATAAGAGAAATTTATGGGCTAGGGCAAGAAGAGCTTGCCCAACTACGAGAAGCTGCCAGCTATGAGCAACAGAAGGCTGAAATAAAACTGCAATCTGTCTCCGAAGAAAGGAAATATGCTGCTTTGTCGTTTGCTCGTAATTTTGATAAGTTGAGCGATGAGCAGTTAGAGGAAATTCGAAGGATTATTGAGGAGGACTCAGATTGAGTGGACTGATGATGCCTCCACTGTTTCTAGTCCAGATCAGGGAGAAAGCAAGTGCATTCCGTAAAATATTTGGACAGACAGAAAATGGATATGTTGATATTGTTAGAATTCTTGAGACTTTACAAGATTATGGGGTAGAGATAGAGATCGCACCTGTTCATGAGATGGCAAATAAACATGGACAAACGTACCCGGCGAAATCTAAGATAGTGATTCGTGAAGATGTTTATGAGCGCGCGTGTGATGGTCATGGTAGAGATCGATTAACCATTGCACACGAGATAGGGCACTTGATACTACATAGTACGGATAAGATTTCATTGGCAAGAGTGGAGAAAGAATATGAGGTTCCTATATGTTGTGATCCGGAGTGGCAGGCAAACGCATTCGCAGGGGAGCTTCTAGCGCCATTCCGATTTATTAAAGGATTATCTATACCAGAGATACAGAGGCAATATGGTGTTTCAGAACAGGCCGCAAGAGTTCAAAAGACAAGGCGAAAGTGAAAGGAGTGCTGCGTTATGTATAATTGCATAGAAAAACAGCCACCGAGTGGCTGAATACACAAGGCGGCTGTTGCTATATACCTAAAGTTCCAGCTTTAAGTATATAATTCTGTCTGAGATGGTCAGACTATGATTGGTTCAATCATCCACATCATAGCATTTTCAGACAGAATTTGCAACGGTCTCCGGAAAGGAGATTTATATGTGGATAACATGTAAATCGTACGTGAATCGTTGGGGTAAACTCATGGTCGCTGCTGACTATGGATATAAGTTCTGGCGCTTCTTCGTACCGTGCAAGAAGCCTAAGGTATCGTAAGTGACAGGAAACACTTGTAAGCTGACTACAAGTGATCTTGAGGAGTTGCCGCTTTGGCAGCTCCTTTTTCCTTCATGAGATTTTGTATTGTATAGGAATAAAAGTATACTTTAAATTTAGGAGTGATATTTATGACAATAGATAACTCAATTCTAGTGGTTCTTGTGTCGGCGATATGTTCAGGTATTTCTGCGGCGATTGTATGTTATTTAAATCAATGTCATTTTCAAAAGAAAAAAGAAGAGAGAGAATTGGAGCGTAGAATAAAAAGAGATCGTTTCTATAAATTATATCTACCTATAAGAAAAATATTATATCGACGAGTTGATTTTGACGAGGGGTATATAGGCCTAGATGATTTAAGTGTGGAGGAAGTAATAGATACAATAGTCCAAAACATTGATTTAGCTGACGATGATTTGGAAGGTTACTACTGGCATTTTTATGAGGCATTGAATTATAGATATTTGGAACGAGGGCAATATCCAGACAGTGATGCTTATGAGCCTCCTATGGATGAAGATAGAAAGTTTCTTGATTTTATAGAAAAAAAATATAAAAAGTTGAGGCGTGAATTACATATGACTTAGGCGTTGTGGATAACTCAATTATATTCCCAACGGTATTTTTAACCGACTTTTTGTTCCCTTTTACTTCCTTTTTTCTGCGGAAAAATGTGATATGATAGTAGAGTAGGAAAGCTGAACACAAGGGCATCGCTTGCGCGGTGTCCTTTTTGCATGCGTGAAACATAAATTTTCGTGATTTTTTATGTTTTGTGTTTCTGAGATATAAATTTTGCAGTGGCTTACGGTGAACAAAAAGGCAACTATTCGGAAATTCCGAACGGTTGCCTTTTTGCGTGAAGCAGGAGATTATGCGATGGCCGCATTTTTCTTTTCGTAGAGAGCCGTGAGTGCGTCTTGCAGTACTTTTGAGACGTTGAGTTGTTCCGCTTCAGCGAAGGTGTTGAGCCATGCGGGGGCTGCAAAAATAATAACCCGCCATTTGGAAATAACGGGGGTGTCCCCAAAAATGAAGGAGGCGACCATGTGGCAAAGGAGTTTAGCCGTGCCATATATAACAGCCGGCGCTGGCGAAAATGCGCTAAGGCGTTTGCGGAATCGAAGTACTACATTTGCGAACGATGCCGCAATAGATTTGCCCCCAGCAGCGGGAAACGGCAGCGCTGGATTGTGCACCACAGGGAGGCGCTCACAGAGGAGAATGTGCGGGATGATCTGATCGTGTACGGATGGGGCAACCTGCAATTCCTCTGCATAGAATGCCACAACGCTGTCCATGGACGGACGGACACGGGCAGGCGAATGGTGTTCGATGCAGATGGCAACTTGGTTGGCTTCAAGGAGGGCGATACACCCCCCATATAGGGGGGCAAAAGGCCTTCTTTTGCACGCCGGGGGCGGCCTTTTTTGTGATATACAAGTCACGCACGAGGGGGGTGTAGTCCCCTGTGTTACATCAAAATCCAGAAAGGAGGGAGAAGATGGGCAGAAAAAGTGAAAACACTATTCTGAAGGAGCGCATAGAGGAATTAAAGCAAGTCTTTGCCGACGTAAGCGCGGACAAGATGAAAGTAGCTGCTCCTCTCGTGGAGCGGCTGGCAAAAATGGAGCGGTATCTTGTCGACTTGGAACGGCAGGTGGACGAAGTCGGTTTTGTCGAGGCATACCAGAATGGCGCATCGCAGTCAGGGACAAAGGAGAGCACGGCGAGCCGCTCGTACAGCACCGTGCTGAAAAACTACAACGCCCTTGCTCGGACATTGATCTCCCTTTTGCCGGAAGATTCGCGGCAGGAAGCGAGTGATGGTTTTGATGAGTTCCTGCAAATGCGGAAATGAGTACGAACTGGATCGCAGCCTACCACGCAAAGATTGCATCTGGCGAGATTGTAGTCGGCGAGAAGGTGCGGAAGCTGTACGAGCATCTGACGGGAAAGCTCCAAGATACATCGGGGCAGTATATTTTTGACGAGGAGCGAGCAAACCATGCGATTATATTCATCGAGCGCTTTTGCAAGCACTCAAAGGGCAAATGGGCGGGCGAGCCCGTCTTTCTGGAGCTGTGGCAGAAGGCTCTTCTCGCAGCACTGTTTGGATTTATTGACAGAGAAACAGGACGGCGGCAATACCGAGAACTTTTGCTGATCGTTGCACGCAAAAATGGCAAGTCGACACTGGCTGCCGGTATCGGCGTGTATCTGCTGATGGCAGATGGTGAATCAGGTCCAGAAATCTATTCAGCGGCCACAAAACGCGATCAGGCGAAGATCATATGGTCGGAGTCGGTGCGGATGATTCAAAAGTCGCCCGCACTTGGCAAGAGGTGCAAGTGCCTTGTCAGCAAGATACGCTGCGGGTTTAACGACGGCATGTTTGCGCCGCTTGCATCTGATACGAACAACCAGGACGGTCTGAATATTCATGGGGCGCTCATCGACGAGCTCCATGCCATCAAGGATAAGAACACCTATGATGTCCTTGTTGACGGTATGAGTGCGCGAGAGCAGCCCCTTTGTGTTATCACGTCAACTGCAGGCACTGTGCGCGACAACATCTACGACCTAAAGTATGACGAGGGTGCGAGCATCGTTGCGGGTTACGGCGATCCAGAAGGATACCATGACGAAACGGTTTTACCCGTTATTTATGAGTTGGACAAGCGCGCTGAGTGGACGGATCCCGCCTGTTGGCAGAAAGCGAACCCCGCACTTGGTACAATCAAGAGCACGGAGCAGCTGCAGGGCAAGGTGGGACGCGCGAAGGCAAACAGCATCTATGTCAAAAACCTGCTGTGCAAAGACTTCAATGTGCGCGAGACAGCGACGGAGGCCTTCTTGACCTTTGAACAACTCAATAACGAGGCTGTTTTCGAGCTTGATGTGTTGCATCCGCGTTATGCGATCGGTGGAATTGATCTTTCGGCGACAACTGATCTGACTTGCGCGACGTTGCTCTTTAAGGTGGCTGATGATACGGCAATCTATGTCCGGCAAATGTACTGGATTCCCGAAGACTTGCTGCAAAAGCGCGTGCACGAGGATCGCGTGCCGTATGACGTGTGGCAAAAGCGCGGATTCCTGCGCACATCGCCGGGCAACTCCATCGACTATCGCCTAATCGTCGAGTGGTTCCAAGAGCAGCAGATGCAGCATGACATATACCTCTACAAGGTCGGGTATGACTCCTGGAGTGCAAAATACTTCGTTCAGAACATGGTGGATATATTTGGCGAGGCGGTGATGCAGGCTGTTATACAGGGCAAAAAGACGCTCAGCGGTCCGATGAAGTCGCTTGCAGCGGACTTGGAGGCGAAAGTCATTAACTACGGCAACAATCCTGTGCTCAAGTGGTGCATGGCGAACGTCTGCATTGATATTGACCGCAACGGCAACATTCAGCCGACGAAAGGAATCAGCCCGAAGCATCGAATCGACGGATTCGCGAGCCTTCTGGATTCCTACGTGGTCTACTGCAGCGAGAAAGAAGCCTACGAAAATTTGATTTGAAAGGAGGAAGACTAAAAAATATCGGCTTTTGAAAGAGTGAATGTCGGTGATATAATCCATATGTGAAGGAGGAATATCCTATGGAAAGTTATGTTGCCTTACTGTTGTTCGTAATGCCGGGGTATTTGGCACGCTTGATTTATGGACATGTCGAAGATGGTGTGCTTGAGAAGGACAAATTCCGCATCGTAATGGAGTCCATGCTCTATAACATGGCGATTATCCCAACCGTATATTTTATGCTGCTATGTACTGGGAGAACGTTGGAAAGCCCATACACATTCTTTTCTGTGCCGGATAACGTTGCGGTATACGCCATATACTCTACTATGGCGGCAATCATTGCCGGAATTGCATGGAGATACATGAAACCGTGGTATGTGAAGGGGATCAATCGTCTTAGAAAATCATCCAATCAGAATACTATCGACATTGACAAAACAGTATTTGATATTGCGTTTAACGATGGAGATGTGCATTGGGTAGAGATACATAGAGACGGTGAGATGCTTGCAAGAGGGCTTTTAGGAAGTATGTTTACCACTCATGGAGAGCTGTATATTGTTGATGCGGAGGATTGTATTTCGGCATATACGGATGAGAATGGTAAGCCGAAGCACTATGAGGGGACATACATAGATTACAAGAACAATCTTGTCATCAAGGAAATCAGTACAAAATAAAACCAGCCGCGCGTTATGCCAAGCGTGCGGCTGGCCTGGGGGGATTACTTGTTCTTCTGCTGTTGCTGCTGCTGTGCTTTTTTCGCCGATTCCTTGGCTTTTTCCAGCTGTTCTTTTGGTACGGATGTAGCATGATCGCGTATATCGAACCGCTTTCCTCCGCTGTGAGGCTGTTGTTTCATCTAAGACACCTCCTTTCGGAGGGATTATACCATAGAAGACAGGGCGATGCCGTCTTTTTGTTTAGGGAAATATGTATTATCTTTTTGCTCTGCGAAAACCAGCTGCGCGGGCTTCATCCTCGGTGAAGAACCACTCTTCGGGGATGGTCTTGTTATAGGACGCACCGCCGGGGACGTGATAGATTCGCTCGCCCTTTCTGTTGATGTTCCCTTTGATCGTCTCGCCGTTTGGCCCGGGGCCGCTATTGTTGACATGTGCTGCTGGTGCCTGTCGTGAGGAGTTTACTTTTGCTTGTGTCTCGGGAGGACTCGGTGCGGCAGGCGGTGGAGCGGGGGCGTTTGGGTCAAACTCCTCAGTTCTCCCATTTCGCGTGATAGAGTATCCTTCATTTCCAGCGTTCTCCGTGTTGTAGATAACGAAAGCAAAGCTTGTACCAGCGTGCAGGAGCATTGCTCGATACTGCTCTATTGGCTGTGATATGTTGGGGGAGATGTCTCTTATAACGGCAACGGCAGCAGACTTTGCGGCTTCGATATCATCACTCGGCACATCTATTTCAAAATCAACACTGTACATTCCAGAGGAACTCTCGGAGACCGCAACATTTTTTACTTTGTCTCCCAACTTGCTCTTTATCGTCTCCTCGATATTGGCTTTATCTTTTTCGACAGCAGAGATGTCTTGCTGTTCGACCGCTGGTGGCGGTGGAGGAGGCGGTTGTTTTTTTAACTCTTTTGGGTTTATCAACATGAACAGCCACAAAATACCAAAGACAGCGATGATTTTCCATCGTGGGTGTCTGTCACGGTTGTAAAATAACAACCCAAGCCCTAACGGAGGGAAGAAAAAAAGTGCAAGCCACATAGGCCATGATTTCTGATACCATTTTACTTTTTCATCCATCGTACATTCCTCCTCTAGGTGGAGAAATTCTATCTGATTGCGGTGGATTCCTGCAAGGATGTGAGGGAAATTAAAACCGCTTCAATAGTTTCTGATGGTCGGGTAGACTTTTTCAAAAACCTCTTAACTTTTGTCATGGCAAAATATAGAATAATGTCATGGCAAAAGTGAGGTGAGATAATGAGCCGTAAAATCGGCAGACCAACCGATAGCCTAAAAAACGTAAAGCTCCAAATCAGAGTTGATAATGAAACTCTGAGAAAACTGGATGATTACGCAGCAAGACTACAATCTACTCGAAGTGGTGTAGTTCGTAAGGGGATTGAGCTGGTTGGTGAACTGCTAGACAAATGAAAAAGCAACTGCCTTCCGACCAAGAACAACAGTTGCTTTACAGACAAAACCCGAAGGATTTGCTAAATCCATTATAGCATGATTCTTCGTCAACGAATACGGGCTGTATAACCTTATCCTTGGAAGTCGTAAAGATGAGGCAAAGAGGTTCAAGCGTTGGATTACGCACGAGGTTGTCCCCGCCATTCGCAAGACCGGCTCGTACAACACCATCCCGAAAGAACGCAGCGAGTTCAAGGAGCAGGAGCTCAAAGCCCGTATGCTCAACGCGCGTGTGCGTGAGTCGAACCAGTACCTCAAGATCGCCGCGCAGATCGACATTCCCGAGTATCGGTACATCCTGCAGGCGAAATCCGCGGAGGCACTCAACGGCGGCGTTCCCGTCCTGCCCTTGCAGGAGGTTGAGCGTAAGACCTACTCCGCGACGGAGATTGGCGCGATGTTCGGCGTAAGCGCCAACAAGATCGGCAAGCTGGCGAATAAGCACAACCTCAAGATCGACGCATACGGCAAGCTGTTCTACAGCAAGTCCGAGCACAGTGTCAAGGAAGTAGAGACGTGGCGGTACTACGACACCGTTATCCCCGTCTTTGAAAAGATTTTCGGACGGGAGGCGGCATAGTTATGACAACCTCAGAACTGCTTGGGCATCAGTTTCTTCCAGATGATAACACAATGTCAGAGATTTACGGTCTGATTGACGAGAAACGTCCGATTGACGTTTGGGAGATGATGCGCAGCTATACGCTCGGTGTCATCATGGGCAAGCGTATGGAACGCGCCCGCCGCAAGCGTAACCAGCAGTAGACAACGACTTCATCACGGAACCCGCTCAATACTGGGCGGGTTTTTTGATACCCATTTTTGAAAGGAGGTGATGCGATGAATTTTCGCAGTATGTTCGCGTCAATCTTCGGCAGAGGGACGGATGCGGTACATGAGCAGGCAAAACTGCTCAACAGCTATGACAATCTCTATTCGCTGTGGGATGGCAACGCCTATGACGAATCAACGGTGCGGGATTGCGTCGATACGATTGCCCGCCATTTTGGGAAGATGCGTCCGCGTCATATTTTACGTCGCGATGGCTCCGTGCAGAAGACTGTAGACGATGACGTTAACTATCTGCTCGGAACGAAGCCAAACCTGCTTATGACATCCTCAGAGTTCCTCGAAAAATTCGCGGCGCAATACCTGATGTATGCGAATGCGTTTATCTATCCGCAGTTCGGCGAGAACGGCAAGCTGATTGCGCTGTGGCCGCTTCATTTCGCACAAGTGGAGCTGCGTGAGTATCAAGGGGCGTTGTTTTGTCGCTTTACGTTTGGTTTAGGCGATCGGACGACCGTGCCCTATGCGAGCATCATTCACGTGCGTCGGTATTTCAACCGTAGCGATGTGTGGGGAGACGACGCGACGGAGGTCATGAAGGATGACCTTTCGATGCTCAAAGCCGTTAAGTCGGCCATCACGAATGCGGTTGCCAATTTTGGCGCTCTTCGCGGCATCTTGAAGTGGAAGCAGACCCTTCGGCCTGAGGATGAGGCGCAGGCGTGGCAGCGATTCGTAGACACTTATGCAAGCACGAAAAACGGAAGCGGCATCGGTTCGCTCGACAACAAGGCGGACTTTCAGCAGATCAACACGCCGATCACAACGTTTGATGCAAAGCAGATGGAGTATGCGCGCAATACAATCTACCGTCATTTTGGACTTAACGACAAAATTGTAACGGGGCAGTATAGCGAGGACGAGTATATCGCTTTTTATGAGAGTGTTCTCGAGCCTCTTGCCGTGAAACTGTCGCAGGAGCTGACGGAAAAACTTTTCACGAAACGCGAGCGCGGCTGGGGAAACGAGGTCGTCCTTGAATCCAATCGGCTGAGCTACATGAGTGTCGCGTCGAAAATCAAGGTCTGCGAGGCGCTTACGCCGATTGGCTGCATATCTATTAACGAAGTGCGCGAGATGTTCGGCTATGCGGGCGTCGAGGGCGGGGATGAACGCCAGGTCAGTTTGAATTATATCAAGGCAACCGATCAGTCTGCTTATCAGACGGGATCATCGAAAGGGGGTGAAGCAGATGAAGCAGATGAGGAAAACGGAACTGCGGACCATGCAGATGACTATCCGCAGTGAGCCGAACAATGAAGCAGACGACGGCAAGATGCTTGTCGAAGGGTATGCGGCGGTATTTGATTCGCCGACACTGATCTACGAGTCGCCGTATACGGGTTATCGCTATATGGAGACGATTGCAGCTGGGGCGTTTGTCGGTGCGGACATGCAACGCACGGTACTGAAATACAATCACTGTAACAACGGGCTTGTGCTTGCACGCACCTCCAACGGTACACTCCAGCTTGAGGCGGATGCAAAGGGGCTGCACATGCGGGCAGAGCTTGCACCGACAACGCAGGGGCGCGATATTTACGCGCTGATTCAACGCGGCGATCTCGACAAGATGAGCTTCGCCTTTACGGTCGAGGAAGATGAGGAGAAGGACACCCGGGATGCAAAGGAGCTCCTGCGTACAATCAAACGCTTTGACACGATCTATGATGTGTCGGTCGTGGATTTCCCCGCCTACGATGATACAAGTATCGCGGCGAGAAACAACGAAGATATTTATTTTCAGCAGCTTGATGATGCGCGTCGACACGATACGCGTCGGCGGCTGCGGCTTATGAGCATGTGCTAAGAAAGGGGTAAACAAATGAACAGACTGAATGAAATCCTGGAGCGCAAGAAAGAAATCCGCTCCATGCTGGAGGGAAATGGTGCCGTCGACATGGAGGCACTCGAGAAGGAACTTCGTGCACTTAATGATGAGCAGGCGGAGATCGAGCGACGTCAGCAGATGGCGAGCGCGATCCAGACGGGTGTAATTGAAAGCGCACCAGTGGAGAAGACAAGTGAAATGCAGGCGCGAAAGAATCTGCTCGACTCGCTGGAGTACCGTGAGGCATTCATGGAGTATGTCTGCCGTGGGGTTGAGATTCCTATCGAATACCGTGCGAACGCGAACACGACGACAGCGGACGTCGGGGCACTCGTACCGCCGGTTACGCTGAACAAGATCGTCGAGAAGATCGAGTCGTTCGGCGAACTGATTCCGCTCGTCAATCGTACGAGCTATAAGACTGGCATGACGATTCCAATGGCATCCATTAAGCCGAAAGCTTCGTGGGTGGCAGAGGGCGCTGGTTCAGACCGGCAGAAGGCGCCGCTTGACGCGTCTGTCACGTTCGGGCACTTTAAGCTGCGCTGTGCTGTCTCTGTTTCTCTCGAAACGGAGGTCATGACGCTTTCGGCTTTTGAAGCCCGTCTTATCAATTCGGTCTCGGAGGCAATGGCGCGTGCAATTCAGACCGCAATTCTGAAGGGTACAGGTTCGGCGCAGCCGACGGGTATTCTGGCGAATGCGGCAAAGGGGCAGACCATCAACGTGGCAGCGATCGACTACAAGACGCTTGTTTCCGCAGAGGCGGCGCTCCCCATGGAGTACGAGAGCGGTGCTGTGTGGGTCATGACGAAAAAGACGTTCATGGAGTTCGTCGGTATGGTTGATACGGCAGGACAACCGATCGGACGTGTCGATCACGGTATCGGCGGCGTACCTGAGCGCACGCTTCTTGGTCGGCGCGTTGTGTTGACCAATGACCTGCCGTCGTATGTAAAGACGCTCAAAAAGGCGGACGTATTTGCGTTCATCTACAACTTCGGTGACTACACGCTTAACACAAACTACTCGATCGGTATCAAGACGTATGAGGACAATGAGACCGACGATCTTGTGCGCAAGACGATCATGATCTGTGACGGTAAGCCGATTGAGTATGAGTCACTCGTGAAGCTGACCGGAAACGTTGCATGATTTGAGGTGTGGATATGGCAGAAGGGATTGTAGCGTTAAAGGAGTTTTTGCGCGTTGACGCTGACATACAGGAGGATAACGCATTGATCGCCTCGCTCGGCTCGGCTGCCATTTCCTACCTGGAGCAGACGACGGGCAAGCGGTTTCAGCCCAATTCTGAGCTTATGGCGCTCGCACAGAAACAGCTTGTTTTACATTGGTACGAGAATCGAAGCGCTTTCTCGACAAAGACGAATCTCAATGAACTGCCGAATCATCTGCAGGCGATTATCACGCACATTGCGCTTGCAGGGGCATATACACCGCTTCCGGGAGGAGGTGCGCTATGATTAACATGGATGAGGTTGGCATGCTCGACAAGAGGATCCGTATCCTGACGTACAAAGACATAACAGATGCCTATGGTTTGACACGGCAGGAGCTTGTCGACGCCATCGGGAATCCGATCTGGGCGCGCGTAGAGCCTGCACGCGGTCGGACGTATTACGAGCAGTACAAGGACAAGGTGGAGCTTTTGACAAAGGTCACAATCCGCTACCGCCCGAACATTGACGAGAGTATGCTTGTGAAGTATCGCGAGCAGGTGTATCGGATCATGTCGGTCGTCGATCCGTATGAGGCGCATGTAAAACTCGAGCTCATGTGCAACAAAAAGGAAAGCGGTGAGGACCATGACGATTGATGACTTCGCGCGGCAGCTCGATCGGATGGCAAGGGAATATCCGGGCGATGCGGAGGAGGCGCTTGAAAGAGGAGCAAAGCATATGCTCAAGGAAATCAAAAAAGCATCGCCCGTCGGCAAGGCTGCGCATCCGCACAAGCTGAAAAACAGCTGGCGGTGCAGGATACAGGGGCATCGTGCAGGTGAACTACGGGCAGAAATTCGATCCACAGCATCGCACTTCCATTTGGTTAATCGTGGCTTTCAGCGGGCGAGCCCGCAAGGTCGCCCCACACCAAACAGCCCGCACGACAATCGGAATCTTCACTTTCTGGAGAAGGCAGTCGATGAAAACTGGAGCGGGGCAAAGCAGAAGATGACAGAGACATTTTACACAAAGGTGCGTGAGCATCTTGGCTAACGTAGTAAAACAGGTTGATGTATTGAGGCAGGTCATTGGGCAGCTGTCACAGGAGTTCGGATACCGCGTGTATTCGGATGAGGTGCGGGAGAAGTTCAAAAAGCCCTGCTTTTTTATTGCCGCCACGAGCAAAATGACGCCCAAAACAGGAAATTGGATGGAGAAAGAGCTGAGGCTTGCCATTACGTACTACGCACAAGATGCGGATAAGAACGAAGTTGCCTATATGGACGTCATCGATCGTGTGCAACTCCTTTTCCAAGTTGGCATTCCCGTTGCTGACCGGTACCTCCACATCGAATCAGTGGAGGATGACCGTGTGGGAGAGGAGCAGGATGTTTTGCAGATCATCGTTACGATTCCCTACTTGGAGCAGGTGAAGAAAACAAAGCCTGCGGCAGAGCCAATGCAGGAAGTCCATTTCCGTGTCCGTCATCGTGGAAAAGATACAGGCGCCGAAGAATGGGGCGGGCAAATCGATGAGAAAACAGTATGAACGCAAAGGAGTGAAGGATTATGGCAAAACTGGGGATGCCCTCTGTCAATATTTCGTTTATTGAGGCGGGCATTGAGGCTATCGAGCGCAGTCAGCGCGGCATTGTTGCACTGCTCCTCGAGGAGTCGCAGGAGACCATTGACAAGATCAAAAAGGGATATCGAGATGGCGGGAAGGAAGTGGCAGCGGAGAAGCTGCCGCTTACCATTTATACGACCAATGATATTCCGAGCATTTTCACGGATGCTAACAAGGACTACATCACAAAATGCCTGATGGGTTACAAGAAGTCACCGTATCGCGTCAAGATCTACCTGCAGGCGGCGAACAATGCGAACGCGAAGAATGCAGATAAGTTCGCGGAATCATTGAAAACGCTTTCGACGGAACGGTGGGACTATCTCGCCATCCCGACGATTGTGACAGAGCAGTTGGAATCTGTTGCGACATGGCTCAAAACGAACCGCGAGAATAAGTTCAAGCGCTCGAAGGTTGTTCTGCCCGGGTATGCGGGGGACTATGAGGGCATCATCAACTTCGCGAACAAAAGCATCACGACCGCTGCGAAGGTCTATACAGGTGCGCAGTATACGCCGCGCATTGCAGGTCTGATTGCGGGCACACCCATGACGATCTCCGCGACATATGCGCCGCTTTCGGAGGTTATTGACTGTGATAAGTACAGCGTCGACGAGAATGATGATAAGGTAAACCGCGGCGAGTTCTTCGTTTGGTTTGACGGGGAAAAATTCAAGATGAGCCGTGCGATGAACTCTCTTGTCACGACGACGCAGGGGAAACTCGAAGCATACCAGACCATCAAGAGCGTGGACATTATGGATATGATCTACGACGACATCAAGAAGACGGCGCAGGATTCGTATATCGGAAAGTATACGAACGATTACGACAACAAGCAGCTTCTTATCACGGCCATCTATGGCTATATGCGCGAGCTCGAGAACGGGCGCCTCCTGCAGCGTGACTATACGAAGATCGACATTGATACGGAGGCAGTCAAGACGTATCAGCTGAAACATGGACTTTACACGAAGGAGCAGCTTGCAGATATGAGTGAACTGGAGCTGAAGAAGCTCGACACGAAGAAGATTGTCTTTTTGACGGCAAGCATCAAGATTCTCGATGCGATGGAAGACATCAAGCTGCCAATCAACATCTAAAGGAGGATAAACAATGGCTGAATCGTTCAACTCGCAGCAGGTAATGAGCGGCACGGAGGGCGAAGTCTGGATTGACTCGCAGTACATGGCGCAGGTCGTTGCGTTCAAGGCAGAGGTGAAACTCGTAAAAGAGGAGGTTAACCAGGTCAAGCGCCGCGGCAAGCAGTACAAGACAACGGGATGGGAGGGTTCCGGAAATGTGAAGATGAATCACATGAGTTCATACTTTATCGACAAGATGGCCGACAACATCAAAAATGGAAAGCAGACGGTCTGCACGATCATCGCCAAGCTCTCGGATCCGGATGCGATCGGAGACGAGCGCGTTGTTATCCGCGATGCAACGTTTGACAAGCTGACCCTTATGGACTGGGCGGCAAAGAAGCTGACCGAGGATGACTACGATTTCACGTTTACTGATTTCGACATTTTGGACAGCGCATCAGAGTAAGGAGGATTATTATGAGTTTGACAGAGGCACTCCTTGCGGCAGACGCAGGGAAAATTGTACGAAAGGCGACGAAGGATTTTGAGGTAGAACGGCTTTCTGAGATTTTGGGCGAGCCATTCATCCTGCATCTGCAGCAGGTCCCTTCTCGCCGTGTGCGTGAGATTCAGGACAGTGCGATGCAGATTGACACAAGCACGGGGCAGCTGAAGGGCGTGGACAACTACGAACTCCAGATGCGGATGCTCTGCGACGGGATCACAAACAAGGATTTCGACGGGGCGGACGTTTTGAAGCACTACAACGTCGCGTCACGGAAGGAGCTCTTTGCTGTGCTCTTTAACGCTGGTGAGGTGCAGGATATTGCCAATGCGATTTCCGAGCTCTGCGGCTTTGGTCAGAAACAGACGAAGAAGGCTGTTGAAGCAGTAAAAAACTGATTGATTCCGACGGAGAGACGCAGATGATGTACCTGCATTATGCACGGCATCATCTGCGGCCGTCGGAGTGGTATGCGATGGGGCGCGGCGAACAAATCATCCTGCAGGCGTTTATGCATCGGGAGATCGAGGAAGAAAAACAACTGAAAGAAAAACTCGAATCTTGAAGAAAGGAGGGAGAACATGGCAGAGATCATTGATGTTGTGATGCGGCTGACAGACCAAGTGAGTGATAGGCTTACGCATATTCGGCGCGAAATGGAGCAAACGGCGCGTGGAAATGTTCGTCTCGGCAATACTGTTCAAGGCGTTGGCCGATCAATGGGGGGCGTGGCAAACACGATGATGCCGATTGCTGCAGGAATTACAGCGATCGGTACCGTGGGCGCAAAGTCGTTCATGGATTTTGATGCGCAGATCACTGCTGCAGCTGTCAAGGCAGGCGCAACAGCAGAGGAACTGAATGCTATGCGCGATGCGGCGGGCAAGTTTGGTGCGCAGTTCCCGATTACTGCGCGCGAGGCGGCAGAAGGGATGGACAGGCTTGGGGCCCGCGGGGTTCGCCTGCCTCCTCC